CAATAAGTTGAGGGTACTTTGAACGCATAGCCTCTGTGCCAAACTTTAAAGCCAACTCTGAACGACCAGCCTTGCCGATATGTCCAACTGCGCCGACACCAACATAACTAAGAGGGTCAAAAGCCATATCAACGCCAAGGTCAATAACAGTGTCCAACCATTTAACACCACTCTGAGGCATTAAACGAAAATCCTTGTCGTGTCCTTGCCTCATAAAGTCAGACCAAGAAGCACGCTGTCCACCTTCTAGCCTATTTCCTTCTCCTGCCTGAAAATACATATTGGTCATATCAGCAATTTCTTTAATACCTGACTGAGCAAACCGAGAAACGGTTTGTGAAGCCTCAAGAACCATCAAAGTATTTTTAATAGGCGCAGACAAAACAGCACCAACAGCCTTACCAGCAACACCCAAAATATTAGTTTTCTTATTAGGAACTTCAGGTTTAATACCTAGTTTATAGGTAGCCTCTAAAGATTTATATGCTTGCTTTTTATCTGCTTCACTAAGTTTACTGTTAGCAACTTTAGCCAACGCAGTAGAATATGTAGAGTTAAGTTTCTGTTGTTCTTCTGCGACGCTGGTTTTCATACCAGTTTCATTAGTGGAACCACCAGCAGAAACTGCAACACCACTACTCTTTTTTAGTAAATCTTTACCACGATTAATACTGTCAGCAATAGGGTTACTAGATTTAGGCGTAGGAGCAGGAGGTGTCGTGTTAGAAAAAGGTGAACGATATACTACCATTATTGTCCCAAAGTTTGCTTAACTAAATCAACAGCAGAAAACGAAGCAGCGTTTAACTTTTTCTTTTTAGCAACCTGAGTAAACTGTTTTTCAAACTGTGCCTGTAGTCTTTTAGCCTCAGATTCAGACCTACCTGATTTCACGAGGGTTTCTACAAGTGTTTTAGACTTTTTCTTGGCAACTTGCTCAAGTGATGTTGCAACACCAGACAAACCACGAACACCCACATTAGCAGATAAATACTCATCAGCAATACTTGCTTTGTCTGTTGTAGTGGGTGAAATACCCAACTTTTCACGCTGTTTATAAAACGCACTCATATTCGCTTTCTCTCTGGAACCTTCAGCCGTAGCAAAAGACTTACGGTCTTTTTGCAATTGATTAAGTAAACTAACAAACGCACCTTCATTAATGCCGTACTTTGCAGCACTCTTTGCTTTGTTTAGGTTCAAATCATTTACAAACTTATTAACTTCAGTATCGTTATTACCTGCTGCACGGACAGCATCAAAAAAGTCAGTAGCCAAAGGTTGATACTCTGCTGGCATTTGCTTATACTTAATTTCAGTAGCGTTCAACAAACCAGCAGAATCATAAATCTGTGTAGGGTCATAAGTGGCGTATTTAGCCGACTGTTCAAGACCTTGCTTTTGAAGTTTCCCAATAGCATCAGGGTTTTTCAAAAGGGCAGCAATCATCTGCCCCTTGTTGTATTTTCCTTTAATGTCCTCATATGAGCCACCAGACAGCAGGAATTGTATAATGTCTTTTTCGTTAGCCATAATAAACCTCTATAATTGTATGAATTGTTCTATTTCTTTCCCTTTTTAGGCTTGGGCTTGGGTTTGGGAACCCCATATGACGCAGTTGCATTAGCCCTAGTGTTAGCAGCCTCGGTTTGACCAGCCAAAACAGCCTCAATACCCTTCTGAAGCAACGCCTGCTGTGCAGTGTTAACATTAGACATATCACCAGCCTGAAGTTGGGCTATGTTCCCTGTCAAAGCCTGCTGAGCAGCCGTATTAGCCCCTGTGCCAGCCGTACGCAACGCATCCATATAGGTAGTATCAGCAGCCTGCAACTGCTGATTAGAGGAGGCTTGCATCTTAGCCAAAGCATCAAGATAAGCCGTAGATTGTGCTGATTGTTCATCAGCCCGACCTGTCGTCGCACCATAAGCACGCAAAGCCCCAGACAAACCTTGTTGGGCTTGAGGCAAATTAGCCACCTGTGCATTAGCGTACGCCGTTGCCTGTGGCAACTGCGCCAAAAAGTTTTCACCAGCAGTCTTGATAGTTTTACCAGCAGTTGTCGCTTGGTCGCCATAATATTTCTTTATAGCAGCCGACTGTGTGTCAAACAAAGTACCAGCCTGTGCATTATAGGCTTTCTGTAATGACTCACCCGATGCTTCTTGTTGTTGTGCAGCAGCCATAGCAGCACGGTAAGAGTCGGCGTTAGCCTTTGCTGTTGCAGCAGCAGTTTCAGCAGCACTAGGACCTGAAGAACCTCCACCACCAGAACCAGACGCAGACAACGCAGCAATCAATTCCATAGCACCTTTATAATCACCACCTTTTAATGCTTCTTCAATAGCCTTGTTTATTGCATTGTTTGTATCTGCAACTTGAGCAGGTGAACCAACAAACTGACCAGCCTGAACCTGTGCAGCAGTAGGTCCACCCATACCCTTACCACTAATGTTGATTTTTCCTTTACCACCAGCAGGTGCTACGGTTGTACTAGGTGTTGTTCCAGCCTGTGGCTTTACCGTTGTACTAGGTGCTACTGTCGTACTCGGTGAAGTCGGAGTGCGTGAAGGTGGAGTGCGTGAACTCGGAGTCTGACTTCGTGAACTCGGAGTGCGTGAACTCGGAGTCTGACTTTGTGAACTTTGACTTCGTGAACCTGTGGTGGCAGGTGCCAGCACAACATCAACACCAGTAACCATTTTTTGTTTAGTTTCACCAGTAACCTCATCAACATACTGTCCACCAACAGGTGTGCCAGCAGGTGGGCTGTCAATGCCAATAGCACTATCAAACCTACCTGTTTGTGGATTCCATTTTAATCGTGCCATAATTCCTCCTAGTAACTAGCCTGAGATTTAATATCTATAGCAGTTTGCAAAACAGAACCCTGTTGTTGCAAACGCAACTGAGCCAAATAATCTTCCAAATCAGACTGTGCAACAGCCTCAGAATCCATAGACTGCTGTAAACCAGCATTCATATTTTCAGTTTCCCGACCCAAATCACGCTGCAAAGAAGCAGCATATTTTTCTAGACCAGCCGTACGGATACCAGATGAAACATTAGGTCCACCAAGTCCACGACGACCATAACTAGCAACCTGAGGGGCGAAACCTTCTTTATATTGACGCTGTAAATCAGCAATGTTTCGTGTACCACGCAACTGACCAAACGCAGCAGCGTTTTGGTTTGCTACAGATTGCTTGGCACGCCGACGGCGTGCGCTAGCCTCGGCTACACCGAAGTCACCATAAAATGCACCTGTGTCACTCATTGCTGCACACTCCTTTTAAGACTGTCAATTTCGTTTTGTAACCGTTCAAGTTCTACCGATAACTGCCGTAATGCTTGGACAAGCACAGAGTTATCGGTTGTTTTTGACAACAATGAAAGGTTTGCAATATTCCAAGCCATAATTTTCCCTAGTCGTGCTTAATGATGTAGTTAACTACATAATATGGAGGATAATAATCAGATGCTGTAGTGGTGTTGTTGCCATTAGACATCGTTACGGTACCAGCCATTGTGACACTGACTCCTGTAATGTTAGCATTTTCACTGCTAATGGAAAGCGAGTGAGAGTGGTCACCAGCATTGTTTGTAACATCAGAACCAAAATCTCCACCACCAGCCCCAATACTTCCAGCAGTTCCATCTTCGTTATGACTATGCGATACAGCAGCAGTACCAGTAGTACCCTCTCTCGTGTCGTCGTGAAGGTGGCTTCCATTTGTGTTTGCCGTTCCTGAGTGAGAGTGAGGATTTTGGCTAACACTTGTAGTGGTTACTCCCTGTGTCCAAGTAGCCGTGTTGTTGTGTGCGTGCAAAGGAAGATTGTTTGTACCAATAGTCAGCGAACCACCAGTACCGTTCAAAGCCAAAGTACCATTATCACCAATAGGAAACCTACCTTGAAGGTTAGGTGTAGTGGCACCAACCAAAGAAGCAAGAACCGTATATCCAGCAGTGCTAGTAACACCATCACATAACAACCATCCTGCTGGTGCAGTAACGCCAGTGTACATAGTTATAGAACCAACAGGAGCCAAAAATTGTGTTGCAGAAGGAGCCAATTTACTGTATGTCACAGCATTATTAGCAATCTTTGCTTCACTAATAGCCGAAGCATCAATGTTTGTCCCCGTAGAAATACCCTGTGCAAATGTTCTTACATCATTAAAGTTAGTATTCACCTGTGTTGCCACGGCTGGTGTTCCAGCCGTAAACAAGTTTGTATATGAAAAAGTAGCCATAATTATCCTTTAACCCTTCTTGGACTCCATTTGTATCCAATGCTATTAATACCCCACGGTTTTGTGGCTTCACCACTAAACCGAAGTTGAACTGTTTTACATAAACCAAGATTAGATGCAGTAGCAATACTGCCACCCAATGTTTCGTTAGACCAAGATTCACCATATGGTGTACCACCAGCAGGTTCTAAAGCCCAATTTTCATTCCACACCAAACCCTCAGCAGTAGATGTTTGTGTCAAACTAAACTCACGCTTCTCGGAACCCAACGCCTCCTGAAAGTCGTGATACACCTTAACATTTAGTGTCTGTTGAGAATCTGTTTCACGCAAAACCAACTCTGGTCGTCTAAACATTTTACGCTGCATATAAGAACCAGCATCAAACCATTTAGTACGATAATAACTAGCAAAACCAGTTAAAGACCCATCAACATTAATATAATCAGCATCAACAGAATAACGGTCAACCTGCATAACAGCAGGCGTACTAGGATGAATTGCAAGACGCAAATCCAAACCAGTTACCGTTGTAAAATCACACCCACCAATAAGTCCCTTATTGTCGGCTGTTTTAAACATAGTGTACGAATTCATACTAGGGTCAAACACGAAGTTCACACTAGGATATTCAACAGGTGTTGTTTCCGAATAAGGCAAAGACAACCACACACGACGACCAATCCACGAAACACTAATAGAATTTTCAGAAGCCGTATTAATACGACCCAAATCAAACAATGGTCGTAACGGTTGAAAAATGTCCACGACACTATTACCGTTAGTGTAAAACAAACCGTGGTTGCTACTAAAAAAATAAACACCTGAATCCGAAGCAGCCAAAGCGTGATGAGATGAACAACCAAGTTGTTCACTCAATGCAACTACACGAAAATCATTATAGTCATAACCATAAATAGCGTAAATTGCTGATTGTTTAAAAACAAGCAGCACACCATTAACAGACACAATTGCTATAATAGAAGGTCCACCACCTTGAATATCAATATGGTCCTCTTCAACCCAGTTTTCAGGTAGCGACTCATCAGAAAAACGAACCCGATTAGGGTAACTAACTCCACCCTCAACAGTGTTAGCAGCCCACATTTTATTGGCGTGAACAGCAATATGTTCACACTGTGGAAATTTACCAGCAGAAGCACTACTGCGTGTCTGCCAAGCGTTAGGAGCAGTACCAGAACGAGTTAAGTTAGTAGCATAAGTGGCTACACCATCCCATTTGTATGCACCAGCAGTAGAACTAGAACCAAGCGACATATAAAGATTATTACCCCAAGAAGCAAAACAAACACCGTGAGGAGAAGTAGAAACAATAGGAACACCACTGGAAACATCAAGACGAGTAAAATCAGCACCAGTAGATTTAAACACATTATGATTATTTGACATCATAATATGATGTGTAGAACTATAAAAAGAATGCAATTTATCTGGTTCCCAAGTACCAGCCACATTAGTAGGGTTAATACGGGTCATACCACCACGACTAAAAACACCACCTCTAGGGTCAACTTCAACATTCAACATTTCAGGCGACTCATTATTAGCCAACTGAAACTGGTCCGAACGCAAATTCAACCCACCAGTAAAATCTTTCTGCTCAAAAATTTGAATCTGAGCCATTTACAAACCCCAATTAGAACGGCTACTACCCAAAGAGCGAATCCAACCATTATAGGTAGGTCGGTTCTCGGTTTGACCAGCGTTCAAACGCATAAGGTTATGACTATTAGGTGTCGTCGCATTCTTAACAGCCAAAGCCACACCCTCATCAAAAGCACCCTTATACATTTGAGCCATAGCAGTATCTTCAAGTTGCTGATACACACGACTGCACGCATAATAAACAAGAGGGAAATGCAAACTAGGAATAGCATCAACATCGCCACCCTCGGTTTGCCAATCCAACGGCTCACGATAACCACGAGCAACCAAAGTCCGAACATTGTTCGGCTTTGGATACAAATGAATAGACCCACCCCACAAAGCATAAAACAAAGGGTCAGCATTAGTGTCGTACGAACCAGTATAGGTTTGCTCAGCCATATCAAAGCCAATCATATCCATACGGTAACCAGTACCACGATTATCTATAATACTAGAAATTTGCCCCATAGGTTCATCAGTTAGCGTGGACAATTCATACGCACGAACACCAGTACGGGTACTGAACTCAAACGAATACTCAAGAAACGACCAACGCTTCTCAGTATCCAAAATACGGTAGTAACCATCACGAATATACAAATCCAACAAAGAATCCGACAAATCAGTAGAATCCAAATCAGTTATAGAACGAACGGCAGACCGAATATC